TTATGCTAATGTGTCTCTATCAACTTCATTAGCTGATGTACTTCCTTGTTCAGAAACGTCCATCAATAGAGCGTAAACTCTAAGTTTACCTGCTGAGAAGGTAGCACCGTCACCTGCAAAAGTCAGGTCTAGTGTGTCTGCTGAAGACAAAACAACTTCTGCTGAAGGTGTAACGCTTGGAGCATATGCCAAGTCTGATGCACCATCAATGTCAAATGCTGTAACATATTCGTCAACGTCTGCTGCACCCAATGTTATAGTTGCATTTGTACCTGTGTTCATTGTTGCAGATTCTACAACTTGAACACCTGCGTGAAGTATATGAGTATTCGCTGGTAGTGTAATACATTGTACTACATCTGCTGACGAACAATCAATAGCTTGTGCAGTCAAGTCAATTATTAATTCAACTTGATAAGGCATACGTCCTCTGTTGGAGTTACCTGTTGCAGGAAGTAAAAGTGATGTTATAGTAGCCATTTTTTAATCTCCCTCTAAGCTGCGTTATATACGGCATTAACAAGAGCTTCTGGACGAAGGATCTTTCTGCCATACAAATGCATACCACGAACAATGTCAGAGAAACTGTCAGGGTCACGATATGTCTCAGTCTTATTGATCTGCTCTGCAGTAGCAACAGCAGAATCGTGTCCAGCTACAATTACACCATAGTTAGTAAGTTGGTTTGCAGAACCTGAAGTTCCCGGACCTGTTCCTACTGATGGTAAATTGCTTGAACTATACACTCTGAAACCACCCAAGTTATTAATAACTAGGCCGTTTCGTATACTTCCTGATTCTCCAAAGTCTGCGTTATGTAAGCGTGAGTCTTCGTCACGAAGCATTTCCATAAACACAGGATCTACAACTAGCCAACGACCATTGGTGTCAACTTGCTGTTGATCAAGTAGTCTAGCCATACGAGATATCACCATGATTGGTGACGCTGTAGCTGTTGGCAAGGATGTTGCACCCGGCATACGTGGAGTCAGAGGAATTGAGTGATTTCCTGCTGAACTGGTAGTGATGTTACCAAAATCACCTTTAGTTAGTTTCATGCTGGAAAGAAGTTCATCTGTTCCTGCAGTTGAAACTGCCACAGAACCATTTACAGTTGCGTTAACTGTGTCTGGTGATCCGTGAATGGATGATTGTTTGTAACCTGATAGGTAACCAAGTACGTCTTGGTCAAACTGGTCAGCCAATCTATAAGCTGCTCTATCAGAAGCAAGGCTCATAAAGTTTACGTGGCTATGTGCGTCTTCAATATCATCAATCTTAAAAGCATAGTAATTAGATTTATCTATTGTCAACGAGAAATCTTCATCGTCAAGATCTTGTGGTAGAATTGTTGTACCACGTGTGTAGGCCTTAACTGTGATTTCTGGTTCTTTTATTATTTTAACGGTATCGCCCATGTTAGCAATTTCACCAAAGTAATCGTTATTGGTGACTGCTTCTACAACAGATGACTTGCGGAAAGCAAGTTGCACCTGTTTGCTGTAGATTACTGGACTAAAATTACCGTTAGGCAGGTTTCCATAACCTGCTGCGGAACTAAATGCCATTTTATAATCTCCTATTTATAGCATATTTCACAGATGCAAATCAATCAAATGTACTCACGGGGCTGATTTACGTAGGGTGTATCTCTTACAAGGTTGCGCTACTATGTATTTGATAGGCCATGTTTATCAGGTAATCTTAAAGTCTTTTCTTGTTTTGCGATTTAGTTAGTGTAGTAGGTAACCAGTTAAACTGGGGCTACTAAAGAGTATGACTATAGTTATATCTATTTTTTTCTATTTGTCAATCTCTTTTAACGAGCATTTCCAGATACATCGTAATCAAAACGTCCTGAACGGATAGCTTCCATTATAGCATCTGCGTTTCGCTCATACTCTTGTGCCGTCATTTTAGACACTTGAGATTCCTTAAAGCCACCACTACTTCTGTCAGTTTCTGGAGTATTACGTGTCTGTTTACTATTTACAGAACGTGCAGCTTCTTTATTGGTTGATGACTTTTTAGGTGTGATGTTTTTATCTATCTTGTAAAGGTCTATTGCCCTTGCTGCAGATCTAGCATCTTCATCATTTTCATATAGAGCTTCTTGAACCCACTTAGGTTGTTCTGTTGCCCAGTTATGAAAGTCATCACTGTCTCTTATTTCACCAAAGTCAGGGTGGAGTTTCATTAACTCTACTTCTGCTTTTTCTTTATTAGCAGTCTCACGCATTGCATCTATTTCTTTTACACGATCTTCTAAATCTTTAGACTGTTCTCGTGCTTTTTTAATTGCAATGGTTTCTACGATTGCTGCTACATCAGGATATTGCTCTGCCCATGCATCTATATCGTCATCTGACTTTGGTAATTTAATTTCTTGTTTAGTGCTTTTATCAAGTTGTTTACGAAGGTCATTAATTTGTTTTTCTAAGGATGTTTTTGTTTCTTGAGAATGTCTACGTAGGTCTCCATATCGTTTCTTAAATGTTTTTTCTTCTGCACTATCTGGTTCAGCTTCTTCGGCTTCTACCTTTTCTTCTTCACCCTCACCTTTATTTTCTTTTATAAGGGCTTCTAGTTCTTCCTCTTCAGCTTTACGCTTTTCATCATTTGAGTATTTACGTGTTGCAAATGCAACTTTAACTTCTGCTTTTGGCTCTTCAGCCATTACTGTTTCGTTCATGTTATTTCCTAACTGGGGCCACCGTAGCCTATGTTGGTAGGGGGATGAGTAGCCAGCAAATAAGCTAGTTTATCGTGTAGCTAAACCACGTTTTCTAGGCATTGCAGTTGGTGCAGGTCTTGATGCTATCATCATTCCTACATCTTCCATCTCTGGACCTAGTAATTTTTCTAAAACCATAGATTCTGCAGTACCATTTAAACCACGCAATGTGGCTTTCTCTTCATCTTGTAAGCCATCATATCGTGACATTAAAGTTGATTTATATTCTTGAAGTGTATCTTCTTCCATGTTATTCTCCAAATGCCATTTTAATTTTACCTACTCCATAACAGAGTGGCTCAAATATAGAACGATATATACGACCTAAAGTGTTTCGTTTAGTACCCTTTAACTCTGCACGTAAATCTGCAGTACGTCTTCGTGTACCATGTTCTAATATTTTACGGATAAATTTGTTATTCTTAGTATATGCTAAATGTACTAACGGAAGGAACAATGTATGATAACCTACTTCGTGTGCTTTTGTCAAGTGTTTATTTGAATAGTTTAACCAAATTGCCTGACGATAAGAACCAAATCCATAAGAAGCATTCATAGCTGTACAAATAATTTTTGAATCTTCTTTTTCGTCACTATTATCTTGCTCACTTTTTGTACCATGTCCACTTGTAACACCTTTACCTTTTGAGTATTTTACAGGTTCACCTTTAGCATCTGTTTTATTAGACCAATTACCGTTTTTAAATTCTACTTCTACTTTATTACCAAACGTGCTACGAGTATATGCTTTACCTGATGAGTCTTTGTACACTGTTTTGCCATCTGCTTTTGCAGCTTTGTTACTATCAGCAGATTTTCTAACAACACCAGCAAGACCATCTACACCAGAAATTTTACCTATTACATTTTTTTCTGCATCAGTTCCTGTGTATCCTGTTTGTATATTGTCTCTATCATCTGCTGCAATAGCAGAGTCTGCAGGAACTTCTCTTCCTGATGATAGTATGTATACTGGTGGGGCTTTACCTGTAGCTGCTGCAAATTTAATATCATTGTTAAGTTGCGCTCTACCAAAACTGTCTCCAGTATTATTACCTACTGAAATATCGTATACTCTATCTCCACCATATGTTTTATTGCCTCTAGCCGTTAAAGGAACTCCAGATACTAGATTTCCTTTATCACGGGCATCTCTGTAGTCTACTGTTGTAGGTCTTGCAGCTACGGCTGGTGCAGATGGTGCAGATAAACCTGACGCTAGTGGTTCATTTATACGTCCCATTTGATCTGCAGTTTTACTCGTAGTTCCTATAACGTCTGCACCACGAAGTGGTATACTAGATGGATCAAGTTTAGGTGTAGTCATTTGTCCGAAAGTGCTTTCTCTACGTCTTTGTTGGTCTTGAATAGCTGCGCCCATACCAGCATCATCTGCAGGAGTAGGTATTAATTTGTTTGTAGTCGGTAATGATCCAACAAACTCACCTGCTGCAGATGGTGCAGAAACATCTGTTTGAGATGGAAAAGGTGTTCGTGTTGAGGGAATTTGACTTGGTCCTCTTGGATCTCTGTAAGTAGCCGCATCTCTTAGTTCTTCAGGATCGTCATACTCTAAAATAGGGTCTGTATCTCCAAACGAAGGAACATCTCTAACACCACTATCTGTTCTTCGTAACGCTGAAAATTCTTCTTGTCCAACAGATGGAACACGAGTACCTGTTCCATAAAGGTTGCTGCTAGTATAATCTGCTGCTGGATACAGTTTAACATCAGGCCCATAAATAGAAGCTGCAGCGTCCGTTACTATTTCATCACGACTACCACCAGAAACAGGAGGAAAAATATCTCTTCTATAAACATTCTGTCTGCCACTAGTACCAGCCACATTAGCTCCCATTTTTGTACCTACAGGTTGTGTTCCAATTATTGGAAAAGGTGTAGTTGAAGGTGGAATTTGACTTGGTCCTCTTGGGTCTGCTGTTGGAATAAGATTCATTTGATTACCAGCATCTAAAAAACCTTGAACATCTCTTGCTGGCGTAATTGGCATTAAGTTAGATAAACCAACCTGTTGTTGGTTAGATAAATTTGTCATATTTACTTGTGACTGGGAAGCACTTGGTAAAGATTCACGAGCATCTTGTAATTTTTTATTATAGGCTATTGATTCTGCTGCAGTCATGTCAGCTAAACCACTTTCTTCGCCTACTCTTTGCTGATCTGCTGTGCTAAATCTTGGGTCTCTCATACGATATCTACTAGGATCTTCGTTTAACATTCTTATTGTTTGGCCTTGAATACCTTCTCTTGCTTGAGCAAGTCCTACGTCACTTCCTTTAACATCGTCTCTAAAAGCAGTATCTACATACAGGTTAGCTCTATTTGCATCTTTTTGGCTCATTCCACCACCACCACCTGCAGGTGTTACATCTACTTGTGGTAAAGAATCTACAAACTCATTTGCAGGTGCTACAGCCTGTGCGTCAGTTCCTTGTGACTGCTCTAACTGTCTATAAAAATTTGTTGGTCCTCTACCTTGTACATCATTAATACGACTCATTCTATCAAACTCAGGTTGTCGTCTTCTTCTATCTGCTATATAATCTGTAACTCTAGAATCTAATCCATCTGGACCTCTAGTTATTTGTCCTTTGTTTGCTGTAAAGTCTGCCTGTAAACTATTAGGATTCGCACCACCACTTAAGGCATTTAATACGTTTTGTACAAGTGGTTTATCTTTTAAGTTAATACCTAAAAACTCACTCAAAGCATCTACACCTTTATTAGCATACTTTACAAGATTTCCTGCAATTCCATATCCATAATTATCTTTTAATGCCGCTATATCTGCTCTAACTTGTGCAGCATTTGCAGGATCTATTAAACCATTTTCTAATCTTCTTTCTAATTCTGCTGTTAATTTATTTGCACTAATAGATTTTCCAGATTCATACAATGCAGATACGGCTGGACCACCAACTAAAAAAGCAATACCACTTGCTGCTTTTGCAGATATACTGTTTTGTCTTTTTGTTTCTTCTGCTAATTGAGCATTTGTTGCGGTACTCATATCTAACTGATAACTACCATCGTAACGATTTCCAAACCTGTCTCTAGCACCTTCCTCTTCTTGTGGCAGCGGTGGACTTGCTTCTACAACTTCTTGTACTGGGCTAATAGGTTCACCTGTTATAGGTGTATATTCTGAGTACCCTTCAGGAATAGGGTATATTGGTTTACCCCCAATAAATGCAACTAAAATATTTTTACCATCTGCATTTCTATATTCTTTAAAAGAAATATTTGCATCACCCATTACTTTTTTAAAGTCTATTGGTTGTGAAATTGGAGGAGTATATGTAGGTCCAAGTTGTCTAACACTTGCAGATGGGTCACCACCATTAGCCATAGTTACATAACCACCTTCAGCCATTTCAACTTCTTTACCATCTTCCGCAACAACAATTAAATCTGCCATACTAAAAGGCATTTCTTCTGGTAATGTAGCTTCATCTGAGTTTCCCATTTGACCCATAGCTTCCATTTTACGTAATCCCATTTTGGCTTCATCTCGTAGTGCCATCATTTTATCTAACCCATGATAGCGTACAACGTCTGCTGGCATAACAAATTCACCCTCACTAAGTTTAGCAGGGATGTCATCTCTTACTTCTTCACGAGTGCTTCCTACAGGAACTTCATTACCTGATTCTGCATCTATCATGCCGCCTTCTTGATTAAGACCACCTTCTTCAAAAAGTTTCATTTGTTTATTCATTGTAACTGCTCCACCTTTATTCATTCTATATCGTACTTCACTAGGAAGTATTGTTCCATCTGTTGCATTAAGAGGTTTTGGTGCATCCGCTTTTTTTATATAAGTAACACCTTTTGCAAAAACTCTATCTCCTACAACAGTAGCAACATCTGCGCCTTTAACTGCTTGTCCTGTTGACATATCAACAAATAAATGTCCACTTGCTGGATTAAAACCAATTTCTACTACTGTATCATCAATTTCTTCTAGTACATTTCTTGTGCTATTATAATTACCATCTACAGACATAGCAGGAAATTTACTTTTTGCTTCTGGAACATCTAATTTTTTAATGTTAGCAGCAATACCTTGCCTACCTTTTTGGCTTACATTAAATGTAACATTTTCTACTGTCGCAAAACCCTTGTAAGAAAGTGCTTTACCATTATAATTATTTTTATGTAATGTTTGTAATTTATCTAAGCCTTTAGGCATATCAGGTATAGTAGAGTTTAAATTTAATCTAACACCTACTTTAGTTCCTTCTGTTAATGGTGCGTTAATTAATTTATTAGCCTCTTTACTACCTGCTGTAGCTTTGTTAACTTTCTTTAGTATCTGTTTTGTATTTAGCGGAGTATAATTTTTTAACAATTTTCCTGACTGAAATAGTTCACTAGACCCAATTTCAAGAGGTTTTACATTACGAAACTTTTTAGTAGCAGTACGTAATGCTTTACCAGCTAAGTCACCAACGACAGGAACTACACCTAATGCTCCTGCTGCAGTTTCAATACCTGCTCCTAAATAGTCTTTTTCTCTAAAAGCATCAGAAGCTCGTTTAATTGCTGCAGTTTCTCCTGCAATAGGTAGGGATTCTGCAGCTAACTCTCCATAGTCTAGTTTTTTTAGAAAGTCTGCTGTTTTTCCCATTAATCCTTTTGTGGGAGTTCCACCTTTATTAAGTTCTATTTCAGAAAAATATTGTATAAACTCTTTTTTAGTAGGGTTTTTATCTTCAAGAAATTTGCTAATACGTTTTGAAGTTTCTCTACCTGCTAAAGGTTCTTCTGCGGTTTTATATTTAAATAATAAATCTTCAACTTCAAACATTGGCATTTCTTTACCATCTTTGAATTTTATTACATAGTGTTCTTTTCCGTCATATTCTTTAGAATTTATTTCATATTTTTTTCCAAAAACATTTTCTTTATTAGTATATTTATTTTCTTTGTCAGCCATTGGCTATTACACTATCCCTTAGTCTTTGTATATTACGTAACATATGAACAGCACCTTGCGCTCTATGTATTGTAATCATATCGTCTGTTTGTTCCATCAAACGATGTTGTTGTTTAACAAGCTCTTCTAAATAACTATTGAAGTGGGTCCACTGCTTGGGGTTGTTGACCAGCCCCTTGAGCTTGCTGAATATTTCCTTGTCCATTTCCACTAAATCCTTGTTCCTGTGGTAATGGTACTTGGCCTGTGCCTATTGTACCACCACCTGCACCTGATGGGTCCATTGGGTTTGCACCTGCTGGTGCTGCACCTTGTTCTGGAGTTGGAGCAGGTTGTTGGAACTGCTTCATTAACTCAGCTTGTATAGCTGCTTCATCCATATTGTTTGTTACTTTATCAGGGTCAAGGTCAAGAGACTTAGCAATCTCTCTAATAATATATTGAAACTTAGCAAAGGGTGCAAGTGCTGGGCTGGAAGATACCTGCATAAATTGCATAAGTCTTTGGCTACGTACTTCATTTGCCATTAGGCTTTCTGTACCACGTGCCTTTACTTCTAAGTCACCACGTATAGCTGGATCAAAGTCAAACTGCATGTTAAATCTAAACAGTCCTTCACCCAGTGGTCGTAGTAAGTAGTCATCTACATTCTTAATTACATTTTTAATACCACCTGCAGCAGCACCCATTAACATAGAAATACCTGATGCAGTTCTACCTACACCAGATACACCTGTCTGTCCATGAGCAAATGATGGCATCCCTGTACTTTCATCTGCGAGTACACGTGCCTTATCAAATAGCTGCAAGTTTTCTCCTGCTACATTTGGAAACTTTGTACCAAACACAGCCTGTCCGGGTGCGCCACCCTGTCGTCTAAATACTTTGCCGGGATATACGGATAAGTCTTGGCCCGGAACTAAGTTTGTTTCATCTACTTCTATAAGTAAGTTACCACTCAGTACTGCATTATCTACAGCCATACGCATAAACCCATTCATAAGTGTTTGGGTATCGTCCATGTTTTCTGCAATACCTATACCAAAGAAAGAGTATGGGTTTAGTTCATAGGGCGCAGCCATGTAAGGAATGGTAGCAGGTTTAAATGGATTAAGTACCATACGCAAAAGTTTACCATTACAAATCCATATATTTGCCTGTAGTTCGTCAACTCCGTCAAGCTCTTCAGGTATTTCAATACCCTGCTCCACCAACATAGCATAATCACACATACCCCAATACTCAAGGACTTCATAGCGTTCTACTCCATATTCAGGTGCATAGTCAGATAAATCGTCTTCCCATGATTCTTTTGTATAATTTGTGCCTTGCATAATTGCATCATCAATTACTGAAGCTCTAAAGTAAGGACGTTTCTTTAATCCAATTAACTGTGAACGAGACATCTTATGACGTTCAATTACATACTGTGCTTCATCTATGTTGTTTGCATCTGGATCTGGATAAAAGTTCCAAACAGATACATGAGATACTTGTGGTACAGTCTTAATTCTTGGTGAGTATTCACCTTCTTCATCCCAGTTAGGGTATTCTTTATCTACAGCAAATGGACCTTTCATTATTCCTGTGCCAAATAATGCCATCTCAAATGCTGTACTACGTAAATGTTTATTAGCACTAGACTCTTCTAGTTGGTCTTGTATTTTCTTTTGCATTGCCTTTGCAGCAATCATAGCTGGACTAAAAGTTACAGCCGTAGGAGTTTTACCCACACCTGCTCTTACACCCTCAATATCGTCTAATTTATCTCCTAATGGTCCTAAACTTTCTGATAATGTTCGTGCTGTAGCTCCTGCAGGTACATCTTTACCATCTCCCATAAATCCATAAGGACTTACAGGTTCATCTAATTCTGAGTTTCTAAGTTGCTCTGGTTCTTTTGGATCAAAGTGTACATCACCTACAACTCCTTCAGGTAATACTGTTGGTTCTACAGTAAGCGGAAATTTATTACTTGCAAATAATACATCTACAATTTGTCCGTAGGCTGCAAGTGTTTTTGTTTTTGTTACTTTGATAAAAACTCTAGACTTTTCTGCTTCAGTAAACTGAACATCAGATCCATAGATACCTCTATAGTTACGATAGGATCTTAACCATCTATCTTCATCTTGCTGTCTGTAGTCATCAGCACGTTTATATCTATCCATGACAAAGGGTATAATACCACTAATATTAGCATCATCTACTCCTGAGTCTTCAGAGTCTTCTAATACTACTTGTTCGTCATCTGTAAATTCTTGATCTTCTGCCATTTATAATACCTTTAATATCCAAAAGTTTTGTCTGCCATTGGCATACTAGATTGGGGTCTTCCGTGTGGATCATAGTCAAATATACTAAACCTTGGTCTTGACATAATACCATATCTTAGTGCATCATACAAGTGGTCTTCACTATGAGTATCAATATCTTCTGGATTCTTTTTATCCAATGGTATAGCTGGTAATTGTGAAACTATATTTGTACAGTTATTAAAGAAAACAAGCCTTGGTTCTTCTGTAAACTCATCAACTTGTAAGCGTCTATGTATTTCGTTTTTACCTGCTACCCTTGATCCTTTACTTCTATCTGAAGGTCTCCAACGACAACCTCTACTTACCATCTGCTCTGCAAGACTAGGCCCAGTATCCCCTCTTTTGTGCCAAAGAGAACTATCCAGAACCCCATATCTAATAGTACCATCACCTGCTTCTAACTCCAGTATTTTATCTGCTAAATCTGTAGCTAGTACTTTACCTACATACAGTTCTCTGTAAACAATTAACTGTTCATTAGGGGCGCAAGCAAACCATACTACTCCAGATTTACTTCCATATCCATAGTCACAGGCTCTAAATCTTACCCAGTTACTTGGTATATCAAATGGTTCAATAACATGTAAGTCTCTATTAAACTCTGTAAAGGCTGCGCCTTCTTTAATATCCCAATCACCATCTAGTAGCTGTCGTCTTTGCTGTTCTGGTAGTGACAAAAGCATTGCTTCATAGTCACCTGCTTCTGCTAAGTATGGATTATCTTTTAGTCGTGCTGGTATAAATCTACGTTTAAATAAAGATATACCTGCTTTTTCGTGTCCTGCTGGATACTTTAATGCTTCTCCAGTTTCTATGTCTGTAGCTTCAAAAGCCTTGTTTGGTATCGCAGGGTCAATAAACATTTTTTTAACCCAGTGATGTCCTCTACCTCCGGGGTTTGTAGTTGCCCTCATAAAGATAGGTAAGTCGGGTGCAGTAGACCGTAGACGAGACCGCATGTAATCCCATGCATATGGTGTGGCCCATTGAGTTAATTCGTCAAAGCCTATCCAGCTAAATGCCAGACCCTGATAACGCAAGACATCGTCTTCTCTATCAAGATACGACATCCACAACCTTGCGCCAGATGGCGCGGTCCACTGCATCTTTCTTTCAGACCATTTGATTCCGGGCCATATCTTGGGGTACATCTCTTGTGATTTGAATATAAGTTCACGTAACTCTTCCGTTGTGTGTCGTAGTAGTAGACCACTAAACGCAGGATGCCCCATATACCTCAGAGGGTCTGCAAGCATTGCATAGGATTTACCACCACCAGCACTGCCACCATATAATACTTCTCGTTCACTTGCCGCTAGAAAGTCTGTTTGTGGACCATCGTTTGGTTTGAAGATTACATTGTTATCTTCTTCCATACGTTTAATAGTAGTATTTCTTGTTACTTCTACTATTTTAGATGGCTGCTGCTTCTTTGGCTCCGATACGACTTTCTTCAATTTCTTTCGCCTTGGCGATTGCCTTTTCCGCATAGTCTGCCCATTGGCGTAAGCTTCTAACTTTGTGTTTTCTACTTCTTTCATTATCCAACCGTTTTCTTAAACCTACGTGAGATATAGATCTACCAGTATTTGTTGTCAACCAGTTCGCTACTTCACGATATGAGTACTGTTTTAAATACTTTTTTGCTTTGTCTAGTTTGTCTAATTGGTCGGGTATGGGTATTAATATTTTATTATCGTTTGTGTCTAGCTCATAACCAAAAGGAATTGTTCTAGATATTCTAGGTACTTTTACCCATTCATTGTCTTCTTGTAGATCTATAGGTTGTGGTAGCTTCCATTTACCTAAACTTCTATTCGTCATCTTCTACAACTTTAGGTGGCATTAACATAACTCCACCCTTTGCTTCTACTTGTAATTTTTCTGTTTTTACTAAACCCGTACGATCTAGTAGTTCTTTTGCCGCAATCATTTTATCTTTAATACCTAGTTCTGTAGGATCATACAGACCACCAACCATAGCCATTGCAGCTTTTGGTGCGTTACGTGCCATAAAACTTTGTGTAGAATCTAGTATTTCTTCTTTTAAACTATTAACAACGTCTGTTGTGCTATATGTATCTGAATACCCAGCTAGTTTTTTTGCAGTTAAAACATCACCACCTGCTTCATCAAACAAAACAGCTAAAAACTTTTGTTGTTTTTCAGTTAACTCACGTGCCATTATTTTTTCTTCCTGCTAGGTACTTTGGAACCTCTGGCTTTTTCTTTTGCTTTCTTTGAAAGATCTTTAAAATGAACCACAACTTTAGAACCCTTAGTATGTGTTTTACCTGTATGTAAGGAGCCATCAGACATCTTATGAGTCTCTCCATTATATTTTCTACCATCCTTATAATAGTGTTGTACACCTTTTGCCATATTATTTTCCTTTCTCTGCAAATGCAGATCCTGTTAGTATTGCCCCAAATGCTAAATGAAATAAACCACCACCCATTAAAGTAAATGGACTATGTTGTCCTGTTAGTTTTTTCATTAATTCCATTTGTATCATTGGCTCTGTTGTTGAGTTTATTATTTCCATAAAGTCAGATATATCTGGCCTATTCAGTCCGTACCATATAGGACAAAACATAAAGTCATAAAAACATATCAGAAGGTAAAGTATTAATGCTGTCCATCTCCATGTCATTGTAGACTTTTGTTGAGGTGTTAACTCCTTTTGCATTTAAAGACACGGTGGAGTACACATTAATTTACTAGTTCCATAAAACATAACAATTATAAATACTGCAAGAGCTAACCCTATCCATATCCATTTATTTTTCATTGTTATTCTCCTGCCATTTCTAATGCTGTTTCTAATGTCTCATTGTTTCTGCGTGACCATCCTTTACCAAAGGTAGAAAAAGTAGATAGTCCTTCGTAAAACTTTTGTCGTGCTTGATGCATATTTACAATAATATCATGGGGTTTATGTTTAGCTACATCTCTGAGCGTGTTAGGGCCAATACCACCATCAACAGTAGAGCCAACGATAAGCTGTAACGCTTTTGCTGCCCTGCCCATGCCACTATTAACGCCCCAATCAAAAACAGACCAATCCACTCCACTAGGTAAATCATCACATTTTCCTCTATCCCAATAGTTAGTTTTATATATTGGAGATACTTCTGTTTTTGTTAAAGCTCTCATCTCAGCTTCAGTAGCATTACGTTTGATGTACTTTTCATATACAGCTTTTGTAACGCCTAAGTTTGTCATACCACCCGGATCGTCAGGATGATTTACAAAACCACCTTCGTGATGTAAAAGCATTGATAAACATTTAGAAAAGTTTTCTGCACTCATTTCTTAGCAATGCCTTTGCTCTTTTCATAGCTACGTAAACCGCCCAATCCTAGCATACCCATAAGAACAGTCATAAGACTACCCATATCAAATGCAGGTAGTGGTGGTAATGTAGCTCCAAACATTGTAGCAAAGAATAAAATACAAGGCTGTAAAATAAAGTGGTATAGTAAAGCAATTCCACAAATCCAACCAACAAAAGGTCTCCATCCACCAATAAATAAGGAACCAGACTTTGCCTCTTCCTGATTAACAGCAATCTGAGACATAGCTAGTTCTTGAGCATGGCGTTCTGCCATAGTACTTATCTCGTGAGCTAAAGCGTTTTTTTGATCTTTGTCTTCTATGAACTTGTCAAGAAGTCCTGAAACAGGAGATATAAGTTGAGCTAACATTATTTTTTCTTCTTAGCCATGCCACCGTACATCATCTTTGCTGTAGGTTTTTTCTTAGCCATACCGCCACCCATCATTTTCTTTCCATAGGAACCAGCTTTGCCGTGATCTTTTTTGGGCATTCCTCCACCCATCATTTTTTTCTTTGCCATACCGCCAGCTTTCATGTAGCCCATTTTATTGCGTACAGCAGCAGGTAACTTTTTAAGTCCTTTTTGATTAGCAGAAGCTTTCTTCTTCATTCCCGGCATATTCTTCCCCTTTCAATATCATAACGAGAAACACCAATATCTTTGAGTTCTCTATCTGTCATATTTCTTAACTTCCAGTAATTTGCTCTTTGTTCTTGCAACTTAACTGCTTTATTCCATAATCTTTTAAACATATCTTTCTCCTTTTATGTTTAAGTCATAAACACTGACTTATATAATAGGAGTTATATCATATCTAGTTATAACATAAAACAGCTAAGTTTGCAAGCCCGTTATGCATTTTTACTTCTTTTTGCAATCACAAAAACCGCACCATCCAAATAGGTGTAGTACAATCCCTGCAACAATGAGTCCAGCAAGTCCTGAACTTCCTAGATTTTCAACTAGGTCAATAATATTTCCAACAGCGTTACCAAGAAAAATTAAGTTGCTTGGTCCTACAAGTACTGATGCTACTATTGATAGTGTAATAAGAGCAATGCCCATTTCTGTTATACTTGCGATTGACGATTTCATTTTATCCATTGTCTATCCTTTCTAATTAAGTATCTATTTTGTCTTTCACATCCCAGTACACACACTTTTTAGCACGTGCAATATGACTAGGAAACTTTTGTCTTAAATAGGGTAATCCTATATCTTCCATTCCTTGATAACATGCAGCTTCCGTTTTAAATATTGGTCCACCGTATGTTGCACAATCTGTAGTTACATACATAGAACACATGAGTACTATTGGGGTCCACATTATTTTTTCTTTGTGGAATATCCACCCTTAAACATTCCTGTTTTACGCATGTCATTGGTTCCTTTTTTTGTTACCATTCCACCTTTAGCTTGATAAGAGAAACCTTCCCGTGACTCAAATTTTCTGCCTTTGTTTCCCGGTCCTCTACGCATTAGAAAATTTAATACCCTTCTACCAAAACTGTCTGCATCTTCCTTTGGTCTTTTTCTAGGTAACGGACCAACATTTTTTTCTATTGAACTTTTACGTAATCTATTTAACTCTGCTTTAATTTCAGATTTCATCGCTTTGTCAGAAATACCTTTTAAAATTTTATCTGACATATCTTCTATGGATTTATTTGCCATTGTTTAATTCCTTTTATCTAAACAAACCTGACTTACGCATGTCATTTACCATACCACCTTTGTTCATGTTTGCTGGTCGTTTCTTTGGTTTATTCTTTGGTTTATTCTTTGGTTTATTTATATTTGCTTCTTTTAGAGCTTTATTTATGGCTGCTTTCATACTTTTTGCTCTTTTTTCTTTTAATATACCTTTTGTTCTCTTACGTAATTCATCCATTGTCATGTCGTCTGGACCACTAAATATTTGACTAGGATCAGCAAACATAGCACTAAGTGCATTTTTATATTCTGGACCAAAGTTTTTAGCTACTGGTACAGCACCAAGTCCTACAGCAAAACCTTTAACTCTATTCTCCCCAGTTATTTTAGCATCTTTAGTCATACGTTTTGTTATTTTTTCACCACGTGTATCTTTAAAACTTAGTTCTCTTCCTGACGGTTTATCTCCGCGTCCTAAAACTAACTTTTTATATTTCATTGGAATCCAACTACTACCAGAAATTTTACCTGCAATAAAGTCTTCTGCTTTAGAGATAAGTTTTTTTCCTACTTTTTTTGGACCCATTTTTATTAGTTCGTTAGCTATAGCCATACTCATTTTAGTATTCCTTTACCATTTAACTTTATCTGCCCAGTAAGCTGCACTCAACTTACCTTTAGCTATATTCTTACCATGTCTAGCTTTAAAACTTTTACGTTTAGCTTTCATACGGGCAGACTCACCTGCTTTAGGTTTACCTGCTGTGCTTGCGCCTTGTTCTCCAAAGCGTATCATTTTAATTGTACTACCTTCTTTGGCAAGAACTACGTGAGATTTAGTTGGATGTTTAGGTGTTCGTTTAGGTTTGTTGTACCCTGAAAAGGTTTCACCTCTATACGTTATACTCATCTAGTTACCTGCCAGTGGATTATCTATTGCACGTTGTATCTTTTTATCTAGCACTGTTTCTAAGTTATCTAGCTTTTGATCTAGCTTAGACATTTTAGAATCCATGCGTTCTTCAAATGCACTGATTGTAGATTCAAACCGTAGTTCAAATGTATTAATAACACCTCGTACATCCTCTATGTTCTGACGATTACGAACGTCCTGCTTTTCTAAACGTGACTCTTGTTTCTCTATGTTAGCATTTATTTTATCTGACTTGACTTCAATAGCATTGTTTAGTTCTGCTGTATCTTGGTTAAGATCCATTCGTAAGTCATGTAGATCTGTTTGTAGTTGGGCAGAGATTGCTTTAACAGAGTTGATCTGCTCTCGTATAACTGCTCCAGTTGCAGCGTCTACTTCTTTGAGTGCTTTAAACTCTGCACCTATAATACCTAACTCAGCTTCTACCATGTTCATATGATTATCTATATGAGATAGATCAGGTGATACAAAGTTAGCTATCTTTTCTTCCATAGATAAATATCTTTGATAGGCTTCAAAGCCACCCCAGAGTCCTCCTATAATTGTACCACAAAGCGGAATGATTAGCAAGAGCTTAGAGCCACCTACTTTTATACCTTTGTATTCTACTTCAGCCATTATACTTTCCTATACCGTTTGGTCTTTTTAGCTACACCCTGTGGCTGTCT